AATGAGGAGGTCAAGACCAAACGGATCCTGATCGGAATCAGAGCCAAAGTAGTGCCGCCCAAGAAGACGGATACGACGTTTGATCTCACCTCTAGTCATTAGGAGTAGGCTCCGTCTCGTGATGTAACTAGATCAACCGTAAGACGAGCCGTCGGTGTAATCGCGTTAATCTGGCAAGCAGCAATACCACGAACGAACTTATAGTTGTCTTCAAGTGCTCCTGAAGAGTTGATAAATCCGACCTGCGGCTGGATTGGCAAATAGTACTCACCACCAGTTGGGTTGATACTTGTAAACACAACTGCGCTCATAGCCGTAGCACTGGTGTGTACATAGTTGTTAGCCATAACGTCAGCAGGGATGGATGGACCAACACGCTTGAACGTAAACGACATTGCCTGACCAGTATCTTGAACACCAGTGATCTGCACGATGTTGTTAGCAACGAGGGTTATTGCTGCTCCACCAACGCCATCAGTACCAGTCATTGCAGCAACTGTGTTCTGGATAGTGAAAAGATCACCCACAGCCATTGGTGTTGTTGATGTAAAGCGAGTTACCGTAAGAGCGGTTACAGCAGTTGCAAGAACAGGAGCACCGTTTGGTTGCAATGAAAGCTGAACTGTAGACCGTGGTGCACTCGATGTGCCAAATCCAGTTGGAGTTGACTGCACAACGTAATACGGAGTGTTAGCCAAGAATCCACTTGCAGCGGATGTATACACTACATCATTAATAGCAAGTAGTGGACAACCTGGGATTGCTGCACTACCAACTACAAGAGCACCTGTTGTCTGGTTTGTAGATCCATGAGCCACGGAAGCCGTTGCTGAGTTGGTTGCCATTGCTGGCAACATGGTGTTGTGGTTCCTAAAAGCAATGTTGTCTTTAGGCATTGCAGAAATTGTTGTCCACGTTGCACCATCACGGCTACCTTGTACTGCAAACTGGAATCCATTTACAGCATTCGATGTAGGTGTGCCACTCGTTGTAGATGGCGCTAGGTTAAAACGCATCCACAATGTTGAATGAGTTCCATTAGAAGCAAATGGCCAGATTGACAATCCATTACTGTAATAAACGGTTCCACTAGAAGCAGCAGTTCCGTCACCAAGTTGTCCTGTGCTCCAAGCCGCTGAACCATCATTTACAGTGGCTGATGTCGCATTAAGCAAAAAATCTCTTGCCATAGTTTTCCTTTCAAAAAAGGGAGGGTTTCCCCTCCCTATGTATTAGATTACGCCGTCTTTCGCGTTCACAATAAAGCCTGAAGCCAGTCCAGTTATTGTGTGACTGGAACCAGTTGGGGCATTATTAGCACCCGTCCCTAGCACATTAGACATCATGCGAACACGGATAAACCGATAGTTATCATCAGCTACAACAGTTCCTTGTGCACCACGAGGATCAGAAGCACCAGAGATAGTGACCTGACTCGTAACAGTTCCTGCTGGTGCACTGAATGGAACAAATGCCTGTAGCGACGAGTCACCACTAATAGTAGTTGCCGTAGCGTAAGCTACTCTTAGTGCAGTCACATCGGTTGGCAATGTGGAAACAATACTGTAGTTAACACCGTCTTTACTTGCCTCTACAAGAGGACGAAAGACAATGTAGTCTCCAGTACCACCACCAGTTACAGCAGTTATGTTTACGTTAATTTTAACAAAAAGCTGTGATCTGTTGTTCTGTCCACCAATAGCGCCAAGGTCAACAACCGAACCACCAGCGTGAGTCAGAAGACCAGTAGTGCCAGTTGAATAACCAGTGTTTGCAGTAAGTGTAGGAACCGCAAGAATGGAAGTACCACTATATGCCAACGTACCAAACTTCAAGAGATAATCTTGTGCCATCAGTTACTCCTTATGCAACCTTGATGTTGAACACACGGCCAACAGCACGTACGTGAGGCATCCACAAACCAACACCCCAGTCGAAAACGATGTTGTGAAGAACGCCGTTTTCTTTAGAAAGACCAAGGTAGGTTGGCTTGAATGGACCAGACTGCCATCCTGTTGCGTAGCCGGAGCCGTAGCGAACAGCATAGATAGATTCAAGTCCAGTAGCAGTTGTAGCTTCGATACCAGCTGATGTTTCATCCTTGAGAACGTGTGTAATACCATCTACACGACGGCCTACAGAACGAACAATAGCAGCCTTGTATTTTTCGACAGGACGATCAAAAGAGTCCTTTGTAATGTCGAAACCTGCGCCGATGCCCATGTTACGGATAGCCCACTCAATACGACGCTTGAGACGCTCAGATACGTAAAGGACTACGCCATCACCATCTGGGCTGTTCATATTGTCAAGCAACTGCTGGATAAACAACATCATGTTGTTAGCAAGAGCAGAAGCAGACGTTGCAGTTGTAAGGTCTACACCAGCAGCGTTAACCGACATTTCAGCAGGGATATCAAACTGATCTGGGTTAGCCAAACGATAACGAAGTCCAGGGAAACAATCAACATCGCCCGACGCTGCCGTCGGGTCATTGTTAATGAATTTCGTGTTGAAATCGTAAGCAAACGACTCCATGAAAATCTGAACCTGTGCTTCAATTGGGTCAACAATGTTGTTTGGCTGATCAAGAAGTACGTGGTCCACCTGGATCTTGTTACGGATCAGGTACATGGATTCTTCGTACTGCTTTGGCTTACCCTTAGAAACAGTTGGCTCCTCGTTGACCGTTGCCCAGTTAATGGTCGGAAGCGAACCTGTCTGGTTCGTAAACCGAACGCCAACTTGGCGAAGCGATGGCGAAGAAGTAAGCGGGATGTCCTTAAGAGCATTCCACGTTTTGTGAAGAGCCTTGGTAATTTCCTTTACCAAAGGATCGTTGCTGATAATTGCCTGATCGGCGAGTGTGAGAGCCTGGGTATCAAGCAGGACTGCACCAGATGCGATTGCCATTTTGTTCTATTCCTTATAGAGTTCCACGGCCCCGTTGGATACCAAGTAGTGCAGCAAAACCAGATGGTCTATTCTGTCCACCACCACCCGTTGGGCCCATTCGGGCGGCTTGCCCTTGGCTTATTGGTTGTGGTGCACGTTGCTGTTTTTTGATGCGACTTGTGATCTCAGGAACCATTGCCTGTGTCAATGTGCGTACTTGTTCGTGGACTGCTTGAGCTGCATAAACTGGATCAACACCAGCTTGAATCAAGTTATCAACCAACACTTCTGCACGAGCTGCCAGTGGATATGCTTGAAAAGCAGCTTCACGCTGCTGATACATCATATATTCCTGGACTTGTTGCATCTGCCGCTCATAACCCATGCGAGCTGATTCAGCTTCATACTGGGCTTCTGCGACGGCTGGATCCAACAGTTGCGAATCTACGAGCTGCTGATACCGTTGACGAACCGCTTGGTCTTCTGCTGCTTGTCGTTGTTGTTCAAGTGCAGCATCTACCTGTGATGCGTCTGTGTATCCCTGCTGCTCAAATTGTTCGATAACGCGACCCCATTTCTGGAGTTTTGTTTCATATTCCTCTGCTTGTCGGGCTCGCTCGTTTACCTCGCGGAACCTTTCATAGGGCACAGGATTTGGTTGCTCAGAATAAGCTTCCGCTTCCGAATGTCGTGGCTGTGATTCTACGCCAAGGATGTCATTGACAAGATCGTCGTAATTATCATCGTCACCGTCTTCGTACTGATCGAACTGATCCGCATCTTGACCTTCTTGCTCGCTTATCGCCCATTGCGAGTTATCTTCAGAACCGGCGGCGTTCTGGATAAAGTCTGATACAGCGTTCCCCAAACCACCTGTCTCGCCCATCGCTACGGCTGATGAATCCGTAGTTCGTGTCATCATCTCATCAGGCATTAAAACAAGTTCTCCTTATTCTAGCACACCTATTTTTTAGATTTCGCCACTGCTGGCTTTGTAGGTTGTGCGTTCTCCTGATCACTGCCCCCAGCGATCATGCTTTTACTCAGGTCAGCAATTTGCTTCGCTGCGTATTCATTGTTAGTTAGCTCAGATTTTTGTGCTTGCTTCTGCATGTCAAACTGACCTTGCATCTGCATCATCTGAGCTTGTTTCTCCATATCAATCTGAGCTTTCATTTGTTCAGCTTCAGGGTTAAATATCTTTTGTTGCTCAAGCTGCAACTGCATTTGTTGCATCTGTTGTGCTTGCTCCTGCATTCCTTGCCGTTTTTGTTGCTGCATTGCAAGGTTTTGCAATATGTCGGATGTTTCTGGCAACTGCAACATACGTACTACAAGAGCGTTAGTCTCTGGATCTTGTGGGTCTCCAAAGAGTCCCATCTGACGAAGCAAGATAATCTTCTGCAACTTCTGATCATCTGATTCACGTTGCGATGAACCTGGGATATATACAACACGGTATTGCCCACCATCACGAATACTGTCAAACGTAATGATGCCTTGCTGAATTTCGTTCTTAGGATTGATTTGATCATCAACAGACCCAATGAACGGCGCAACTGCAAACTGATCTACCAGTGCAATCTCCCACTCTTTGATGCGAGCGATTGACGCTTCTATATCCGCACGTACGAACGAGTGTTGTGTATTATCAGCTCGCTGGAGTAACTTGACTGACTCAGCTGGAGTACCAGCAGCAGCTTGACCTTGACTGACGTCATGTAGTCCAGCCACGTCCATCATGTCTTTTTCCAAGACTTGGAGGAACGGAAACAAGTCACCGCTAATTCCCGGTGCTCGCTGAATAGATGGAGGATTACTTCCACGATCATAATAGATCTTGCGATAAATACGTCCCTTGTCATCAATGTCTTCGGCAGCCTGGTCAAAAGCATCTGCCCCAACACGAGACAAACGCTCAACCATCACATAATCTTTGTTCTGCTCAAACTGCTCCAACGCTCTTGAATAGATGCGGTTATACGATTGCTGAAGTGGACAAAGGTCGAAGCCAAGGCTGTGTCCGTATGGAGTTCCGCTTCGTGGTTGCCAACGTAACGGTATAAAAGGAAAATCATCTTTTTTCTTGTAAGGCCAATCTCCGGCATAAAGCAATGCGCGGTTTGTACTTACAATGTAACGCCCTTCTGGATATTGTGAGGTAGGTTTCTCCCAGTACTCGTAGACAATGGCTGCATGTTTTTTGCTATCAACATTGTTTAGACGAGCAGATGAAGGTTGTACCCATCCGTTACCAGATCCGTTTGCTCCCTCAAGATAAGCGTCAACATATCCTGAGTTTTGTCCAGCTATAGCATCTGCGCGAACAGCTTTGCCAGCTTCTCCGTAATTATCGACAAACCACGACAGAGGTTTAATTGATGCATGAATAACCCAGCGGATGTCATGATCTCGTTGCGCTGTTGGATCCAACAGGATGTTGAAACACGGGACAATCTCTTCCTCTACATCCCCAAGCGGTAGCGATTCATATGCTGTAATTTCACCTGAAGACATATCACGCAAAGGCATGACTACTTCAGATTTAGCGTTCCAGTAAACCTTTATGAAAGACGTGCCAGTCACACATGCCCAACGTACACGTTCTTTGGTTTGAGTTTCTCGATCAAACTTCCTAGTGTAATGACCAGCAATAAAATTAGCTTCATCACTAGCTTGTTGATCTTTAGGATTCATTGACAGTGGAACTGCACGACAGTCAGGTGCAACTTGCGTAAGTTTGCCAACGACTCCATCAATGAGTGGCCGCATCTTATTGACTGTTATGTAACGGTTGGCCTCGGACGGATTCTGTAGTTGTACTAGGTTACGTGTTTGACTATTGATGCGAAACCATTGCCGTCCCTCGAAGAAAGCCAGCGCTTGAGCCCATTCCAGTTCCATTTCCTGACGAGCTCTGTACGCTGTATCAAACTGTTCGCGTACATAGTTGTACAAACGGACTGCTTCTTCAGGCTGTTCTTTTGGATCTACACTCCACTGATTACCTTCGTGATCAAGTGTAAGGTCTTCTTTGTTTGTAAGGTTTAAGTTTCCAGTAGGAAATGAACCAGGCGTTCCAGTATTGTTTTGCTTCTTCAGTGCCAAGACACGAGCTTTTAAATTGGGTGCGCCAGGAAGACCACCCATCCCATTAATGTCTGGAGCCATTATAAGTACTGATCCCTAAGTTTTTCATACTCATCTTGTTGCCAAGATCTTAAACGAATTGTGTGCAAGTTCCACCAGCAAAGTCCGGAAAATACAGCGCAAACAAGCAATAGCAGTATTTGGATAATATCACTGAGCATTAGATAAACCCGTCATCCTTATCTTTGTCCATCCACATTGGTGTCCAAGGTTTAGCCTTATGTGTTTCCGGGCAAGTTACAGGAAACTCACGCCACATAACACCATACCTGAATGAGTCTAGCGCGTGGTCAGACTTTGTCCCTGCATCAAGGTCTTCAGGATCACGCGGGTCAGACATGGCAACTTCTAGTTCACGTATTAGGTTAGGGCAAGTACTACGTAATATACGTATCCTTGGGTAGACAACACCATTGGTTACACGTTTACCAGCAAGCCATTCCATAACTCGCCGCCAGCCAGCCTTACGGTCTTTTACAGCCCTTACGCAAGGCAAGTTGCGTCTCCACCATATCTCGACTGGATACTCTCCAATACGTTGGTCTCCTCGCTCAGGGGGAAATGTATTAGCCCAGTCAAACGCTATAGCCTCAAGTTTAGTGTTCCATGGCCCGTCCAGGTTGTTCTTACTAACCGGAGATGCATACCCTCTTGTTTTTAACTTCTGTATGACATCTTCAGCTTGTTTGCTTGATACGCGGCCAGCTTCGTATATCTCGTCAAAAACGTAGATGTCTTCGTTCTCATCTGACGCATAAAACAACGTAGCAGCAGGAGCTGCTGTTCCAAAGTCATGACTAGCCCAGATACGCCACCAGGGTTTGATGTCCATTTGATCAACAACGTGCCATGGTTTACCTGTTGAGTCAAACGGTTTAAAATCAGGAAATAATCGACCACCTACTCCAACTTCGTGTTGACATTCACGTAAGAACGAAATGATTCCGTAATCATCGATCTCACGCTGACAAACTTCAAGATTTTTGTGTACCCAGGTTGGAGTACCACTTGTAATTTTGTACCCAGTACGTTTATCTTCACGTTCAAACGGTTCGTATGTTAGGCCTTCTAGAGCAGGAACAATAGGTGACTGAACGCGGTGCTGAAGCATGTCAAGTTCACCGGATAACGTCTGAGCCATTACGCTATTAGCGTGAATCTTATTCTGTACAAAAACTATCGCACAGTCGGTAGATTTTGCTGGCAGGATAGTCTGTGTGATTGTTGCAATCTTTTTCTCAACGCGATTAACACTGTCATCAAGCTCATCAATATCATCCAAAATGATGAAATCAGGACGAAGGTGATCAAGTTTAACACCGCGAGCACCAGTGTCCAAGCCGAACGCAAGCACGTTGAAACCGTTTGCAGTGCGAAGTTTTGACGCATTCCAACCCTTACTGAATCCATAACGGTTAAGAGCCCTCTCAATCCCGCAGCGCTCCATCGTATGTGCTATATCAGATACGTGGCGGTCAGCTGCTTCCTGAGTACTACAAACGTATAAGAGAAAACGACGTGTACCTTTAACGGCTATACGAGCAGCAATATGCTCCATGGTAGTAGACTTACCACCACCACGAAACCAGCACTCAATCAGAGCCGGTGGAGGTGTACCTGGGCTAATGCTTTCAGCCCACTCCCACGCACGTTCGTGATGAGTGCCCATCTCCGAGGACATTGCGTGTGGTGCAAATGTACGCAGCCAGGTTTTGTAATCCAACGATGCGCCGTCTATTGGGAAAGCCTTACCACTATCGTAGTCCCCCGTTTTTATTACTTCACCAATCTGTGCATTTAGTGCTTCTAATAATGCAACCGCCAATGGTTTATCCGACTGAGTAAAACGCCTAAACTCTTTTGGTGTTGATCTATACGCTTGGGACTTGGACATCTGTCTCACCTACAATCTCAGCGTCTTGGATCTCAACCTCTTGATCAGCATGATGCATACGCAGTAACTTATTAATACCACTCTGTATTGCAACCAATTCGTCTGCATCGCGAATAGATGTTTTTACAACTTCCACAATTTGCATAACCAACATGAATGCTTGATCTGCTTCTAGTGTGTAAGCCTTGGTTTGCATAATTCGTTGTTCAGCTTCAACCAAGTCAGATCGACGAGCAATAAGTTCTATAACGTCTTTACTCGCAGAGTATTCATCCATGCGTTCATTTAGCAAATCACCAATCTGCTCGAACGCATCAATAAAGTCAGGACTACCCAGTTTTGACTTAGCTAGTGAATAAGCAGCTTCAACTTTACGATACTGCTCAAGGCCTACGCCTTCAGCAGCAGCTTCAGCGCGTGTATCCATCAATGCTGTTATGTAAGCAGTGTCATCTCGAAGGGAGAATAAGTCAGGATCATCTCGATAGTTGTCTACTTTTTCCAGTAGATCTTTACCAATTCGCTTAAACCGTTTGCGTTCTTTTTGAAATAGATGTGCTAGATATTGTGGTTTCTCTAATTTTTGTAATGCTTGTGATCCGTGTGCTGCACAATATTGACTTCCAGATATCGCAGGACTTTTACAGTTACGTTTTTGATTACCGTCCATGACAAAACCGGCGCAGCATTTGACATACTTGCCAAAGGCTTTTCGGTACAACCCATCTGCACGTTCAATGAACATAGGGTCATCTACGTTTTGCGAGTCTATCATCACGCAAGTATACTACCTGCATGCCTAAGTACGCACCCGATCATTACCGTAACCATGAATTCCCAGTCGTTATAGTAGCAAGAGCATGGAGTCTTGGGTTTGAGTTATTTACCGCACTCAAGTACATAGCCAGAGCAGGTAAGAAACTAGGAGAAACGGAAACTGATGACCTAGTTAAATGCATTTGGTACATTACGTTCTACATAACGCAAGACACAAAAGATGCTGACTGGCTAGTCGCAAAATTACTGAAGCGTATGGAAAAGTAAATAAGTAAGCTAGTCAGGAATTAGTATAAACCCATGGAATTACGGGCCTTTGTAAATGCCTGTTGAGCATCTATCTTAGACATCTTTCCGGATTGTATTTGATTATTGTAATACTCTGTCAAGTTTGACAATTGTTTTTGACGGCGCGATATGTCTTGACCTGACTTATAGTTCTGGAACCGTTCTGTAGCCATTTCTCCAGATGCTGTTTTATCAGCTAGTGCTGGAAACGCACCACCAGACATTGCGTTCACAGCGTTATTTAAACCAAACGTGCCTACTGTCAAAAGGTCTCCCATAGATGGCATTCCACCACCTTGGAACGTAGGGTCATGAAACTTCTGACGTAAAGGAATACTTCTATCAAGCATCTTCATCATTGTTTGGCGGCCTGTGTTCTCTACAGCACCAGGATTAGAAATGCTTGCATATATATGATCTCTAGCTTCTTTGGGAAGATTGGCTTTATTCATAGAATCTTCAAGAGTCATCAAAGCTAGTCTTGCTTCGCGTTGTCCAGCTGGTGTTTTAAGAGCATTGTCTAAATAACCTGGCTTAGACAAGCTGCTATAAACGCCTAATACGCTTTCTATTTGCCTGTTTTTTGAAAGTTGAGCTTCTTCCCACCACGGATCTCCAGTAGGAGAACCAAGCATAGCTGCATCTACAAGCCTGTGCGCTTTACCACCAGGTCCACTGTACAAAGCTTTATCAACAGCTTTGACACCTTTACCTACAAACTTAGCTCCAGTTGCAATGCCTTTACCTACAGGAGATTTAGCAACAGCGTTATAGGCATTAGCAAAAGGTTTTCCAATATCAACTTTAGCAAAAGCAGGTGCATATTTATCAATTAATACGCCTCCTTTTATTAGGGCTTGATCAAGAACAGGGTTAAGATTTGAAGCCGTCTTACCAATAGCCGTTGCTGCACGTCCAATAGCTGGAATAGCTTTTTCTGCAATACCTGGACCTAGTTTTTTAATTCCATAATTAACACCAGCGGTTGTTGCAGCTATACCTGTAGGCACAGTAAAAGTAGGGTCTGACAAAAATGCAGACCCCGCGTCTTTCAATAAATCTAGATAACTAGGTTTCTTGTCAGGCATTACCGTAAAGCTCTTTCCTTGATCTGTGCATAAGTTGCACCAGCTGGAGCTGCACCCTCTCTGCGACCCATTCCGCGATATTCATCAAGAATACGTCCAGCTTTACCTGGATTTTCTCGATCAAATTTCTGTGCAATACCTTCAGACTTGTAATCCTTAAGGGTCCGTTGTGAGCCAATCTCTTTGTCATAACGAGCAATTAAGTTACGAGCAGTAGATTCGTCCACAGAATCCCTGACAAGCATGCCTTGAAGGTGTTTGCGCCCAACGTCACGACCACGCTTTACTGTTGCGTCAAAAGCTTCACCAAGGTATTCCGTAGGATTACGATTGGCTTTGTTGTTACCGCGAACACGATCAGTAAGGCTTGGTTGTTTAGAAGCGGTTCCACCACCAGTGGAAGATTCACCACCACCAGCAGCTGGATACAATGACCGATCAGCTTCATTACCTGAAGATGGTGGCGCATTACGACCAGGAATACTTACATTGGCCCCTGCTTGCTGTGGCTTTGCTGCATCTTCATTCTCATTTCGACGAGACATAAGATAGCCAGCACCCAAAGCAGTTGCTCCAGCAGCAGCAGCAGCTAGTAATCCAAATCTACCCTTTGGTCTACTTTTAACAGCACCTCCGACAATTTTAGCAGCGTCATCAATTTTATCTACTGCTCTTACTGGACCTAATGGACCGCCTGGTGTAATACGTTCCAATGGCGCACCAGGGTTAATGATTGGGTTTTGACCTTTAACGTATGGTCCACTACCAAAACCCATATTCCTACGTCCTGTGCTATCACCTGGTTTAGGACCTGAATATTTACCACCTCTGTTCCCAAGACCAGTAGGCATCGTTACCGTTTGTTGCGTTGTAAAAGGACCTGTACGTTTTACGCCACCAGATCCAAAACTACCACTTTTACTAGGCGGAGTTGGTAGCTCTACAATATTTCGTGCAGGAGTACGACTTTTAGCACCCAAGCCAGAAGGTTTTTTGTAGTCTTGAACTTCCCTAAACTTACCTGTTGCTTGGTTACCACCAGACCCAAAACTACCACCTGTACGAGGAGGTGTAGGTGTTCGTGTAATGCCAGGATTGTTTACCCGTTGTAATGGAGCACCTGGCTGAGTAACTGGCGAGCTAACCATGGGTCTACCACCCATGCCAGCGCGTGTTTGTGGATTATTTGGACCAACAGCGTTGTGTTGAGCATTTCTAGACTCAAGATTTGGATTACGGCCATCACGACCAGGTCCAGGCATACCTCTGTCAAGTACTGGTCCTCGACCTTGAACAGGCATAACTCCTGAAGATCGTGAACCCCATCTTGTTTCATTCCATGATTGCCCACCGCTTTGAGACATATTTGGATTCAATGGAGTTTGTCTTCGCCATGAAGTAGTCTCACCGCTCAAAGGTGGCTTACCATTAAAATCCATTAATCCTTGGCCCGGAGGCGTAGGTTTAGCTTTAGGCGTTTTTGGCTTGGAAGTTTTAGGTTTAGGCGTTTTAGGATCAGCCATAGCTTAGCACTTACCCTTTTTACACATAGGACATTTGCAGTTTGCAGGGTGAGCTTTCTTGACCCCCATCATGTCGGACATTGTTTTCGTTGAAGTCATAGTCTTGACTGGTTTCATCACTTTAGCCATTGGTTTACCCTTACTTACCTTTGTGTTCTTTCCGTTCAACCTTCATCATCTCAGACATACTAGGAGTACGTTTAAGACCATGTTCTTTTTTCTCCAGCTGTAACATTTTAGCTTTAGTTGGAGTACTTTTTAATCCATGTTCACGCTGTTCTATTTCAGATAAGTCCGATGTAAATGTATGTCGATTGTTGATATTTTTAAGCATTAATTACAGTTCCATGCGCGAAGACTCTTATTAATTCGGCTATTAGGATCTTTCGCCGTCTTAGCCGATGTGTTTACTCGCTTCATGCCTTCCATACGCGCACAGAATGATTTACGTCGCGCTGCATCTTTTGGTGTCTTTGGACTTGGGGCAGGAGGTTTCAGGTTAAGTCCTTCTGACTTTTTATAATGCGCTCTACCGGCAGCATTCAAGCCGCCAGACGGGTTCTGATATTTCTTTACAACACCCATGATGTTGATTGTACTATAGCTAATGCACTACGTTGCACTCGCATGTATGCAGGTATATCATAGTGCAATGGAACCAATTAAGATAGCGATCAGATCTATATCTGACAACCCTCGTTTTATAAAGCCATCACAAGCAACCCCTGGAAGTCATGGGTTTGACATATGCGCGTTTGTCAGTAAGGCAACATCTATCCAACCAGGGAAAATTGCCATTATTCCTACTGACATTAAATTGCAGATGCCGTCAAATGTTGAAGCTCAAGTTCGTAGTCGTAGTGGACTTGCTGCTAAAAACGGTGTGTTTGTTCTCAATAGCCCTGGAACTATTGATTCTGATTACACTGGCGAAGTAAAAGTAATTCTTGCTAACTTTGGTAACGATGTGTTTTTTGTGCAGCCGGGAATGCGTATTGCTCAACTTGTTTTTGCCAACGTGCCAACTGTAGAGCTAGTCAACACGTCAACTGGTGACCTATTCACAACTGAGCGTGGATCAGGTGGATTTGGAAGCACAGGCGTATGAGAACCCAAGCTAGACTCGTATGGATAACACCCGATGCTGAATCTCATATTGCATATTGTGCAAGGGTTAGTAATCCAAAGAACCAAGACAACCCAGATTTTGCCAAGCTGTTAAAGTATTGCAAGCGAAAGAAACACTGGTCTGTTTTTGAGATGGCAAACGCATGTTTGGAGATTAAAACTTCAATAGCAGTTGCAATGCAGATGCAGCGTCATAAGTCAATGTCGTTTCAAGTGTTCTCTCAACGGTATTCTCCTGTAGTAGAAAAGCCTATGCCTATACAACTTAGGCTCAAACATCCAACTAACAGGCAGTCATCAATCATCGACGATAACAACCCTGAACTTCGCGAGATGGAATGTCTAGCTGATGAATCCGTTGCACTAGCATTTGACACCTATGAAAAGATGATTGCATTTGGCGTTGCGCCAGAGACAGCTCGCAACGTGTTGCCAATGTGTACACCTACAACCATGTACGTTAATGGAACTCTTAGGAGTTGGATCCATTACCTAGAAAGCCGTCTTGAAGAGGGGGCGCAAGACGAACATCAGCATGTTGCCACTATTGTATTGGCCATACTGAGACAACAATGCCCCACTGTATGGGAGGACTAATGTCTGAAGAAAAAACTGTAGAGTCTACAAACTCTGAGCTTACGTATCCACTTTCGGATCGTGAGTTAGAAATTTTACGCATGTTGCCTAAAGGGCGTACGGCAAAAATGATGGGCGTTGCTTTATCTATTAGCCACAGAACCGTCAACTTCCACTTAGACAACCTTTACTGGAAGCTTGGAGTAAGTGGTATAGACGCTAAAAACAGAGCCCTTAAAAAAGGAAGAGCACTAGGATTGATTGACTAGTGCTCTTCACTTGCTTGACCCCAACTCAAGCAAGATTACAGTTCGGATTCATCAATCTTACGAACAATGATTGGTGTACCTTCACCCATATATGCTCCAATAATATTGAAGTCGATGTATTCGAGGGCTTCATCGTAGGTCATACCGTCTTCTATGCACTGTTTAACCATTGCGTTAAAGTCATATGCAACAACGGTGTTTTGACAAGGCTTGACAGCGATACCGTAGATAGCACTGTCAAACCCGTCATAAGTAAGAGCGCCTTCGTCTACGAAGTCACCAATTGATTCGCTAGTCATCGCCAAACGGATCCGAGATGTCTTCAGTCTTTACAGGCTGACGTTGTTGTGGAGCCTGGAATGAGTTTTGGGCTCCACTAGAATCCTTCTTGCTGTCAAGCGGCTGAATGTTATCAACAATAACTTCCGCAGCTTTGCGCTTTTCGCCATTGTGTTCGTACTGGCGGATGCGAAGCTTACCCTGAACTGCAATTAAACGACCCTTTGAAAGGTATGTACTAGCAAACTCTGCTGTTTTACCAAAAGCGGAAAGGTCAATGAAGTCAGATTCTTCATTTTTTCCACGATCTACTGCAATACGCATATTAGCTACAGCGTTGCCACTCGCTAATGTCTTTGATTCTGGATCAGCTACAAGCCGTCCAATTAGCACTACGTTATTCATTTTGTCCCCTAATTAATAACACTGTCATCAGTAATGATTGTTGCGTTGCGTTTGTTTTGCAGCATTGTTGCATTGATAATGCTGCTGGCAATCTCAATCATGACCTTACTTGGAATCTTATTAGTCTCGTTTAAGGAGACCAAACGCTCCCACGCTGGCACACAGGCCAACTCTTCTCCATTGATGGCATAGTGAATGCCGGTGACGCCCTGTACGATCTTGATGTCAACATCGCAGGTACTACTTTTCTTAGTGATTGTAATCATTAATACCTCTAGCTTATTGTGGTCACCCACGCAGGTATTATATCACTAATTGCGTTTACGTAACTCTTTTGCAGCAGTTACAAAAACTTTTCGCAAAAGTGCTCCATCCATGACTGCAAACTCTCCATGGAGGTCAACAGTTTTACATAGATCCTGGAAAGATTGTGTTGGTTCGTATTCGACACCAAAAAGCTTACATGCATCTTCAATATTGTCTGGCGCAACTTTGACACCAATTAGTCTTGCAATAAAGTTTTTCAAAAGTTTACCCTCAGTATTCCACCGAGCTTTCCAAGCTCACTCCACTTGCGATTCTTTTTATACACGCCATCGCCATCTCGCTCTACTACGCCGTCAGATTCTGGCTCTGGTGAGGTGTTTCCTTCAATGGTCCACATATATTTTGATTGAACTTCAAGCACAATGCCAATGTGTCCAATCCGCCCAAGTTGTGAAAAGTAAAACAAAGCAATGTCACCTTTACGTGGCACATCTGCTCCAGATTTAATGGACGATACAGGAACCCACAAGCCAGTTTGCTTAGCGTAATTAGCCCAGTCAGGAGTGTATCCAGATCTAGGAAATGCTGCATCATAGGTGGTGTTTAGCTGAGTTGCAGAAGTTTTCATCATGGCTCGCACAAATGCAGCACACCATGGACTTCCTACAGGGATTACAGGTTTACATTGACTAAGGTAGGACTCTACTTCATCACCTGCATTGTTGCCCTCTTCCTGTGTACCAACAGCGAGTAAGGCATTACGAATCATCTGCATTGCAATAGGACGGCTCATATATCGGTTATATCATCGTAAAATGCACACATGCTCATAGACGAAGTTAGTATTGAAACGACTGCAATTATATTGTGGTTAGCTCGACAAGGATACAGTTATACCGCTATTGCGTGTGATCTAGACTACAGGGACGTACAACCACCAACTACAGGTAAAGTTCTACGCCCAGGAGATCCTGTATTGTGGTCAGTTAATCTTGTACGTCAAGTCATTAACACATCTATTGGAGCTAAGCCAGTTGCTAAACGGCGTAACCACCCGATGTTTATTGAACGCCAAATGATGTTTTTAAAAGATCATAGAGATATGACTTGTAGAGATATAGCTGACTATCTGAACGAGTGCGGATCATACAATGTGCACTATGGTGAGTGGAATGAAGAGGCAGTGAAGAAAGTTATCCAGCGCTACAGATCTTACTGCACCACACATAACCTAGACCCATTTGAACCATACCCGCAGGTATGTTAATGGACTATCTGTACCTTGCTGTTTTAGCTGCAATCTTTTTAGGTTGAGCAACAAACTGTTTACCAGCCGCATTACCTGCGGCTTTTGCTTTATTGGTAGCAGCTTTTTCCCCTGAAGATAAACTACTCCAAGCCTTTTCAGGAAGGTAGCGTTTCTTTCCTTCACTCGGTGTACCGTCACTAGTTTTCCATTTTTGATCAGACCATTTTGACAAACTGTTATCACTAGACTTTGGTCCAACATAACCACCGCCAGACGCCTTGTATTGTTTTGTAGCTAGCTGAGCTTTACGTGCTGACCACTCACCTGGGTCTCCGCCTTTAGTACCGGCTTTAACACTAGCAACAACACGCTTCCATTTAGCTGGGTCTTTTTTTACTGCACTTGCCATGGACTAAGTATACAAACAAAAACCACCGCAGATGGGTGGTTTTTGCCTAATCCAGCACAGGACTTTCTCTATTAAATTCCCTTTCGGGTACTACTATTATAATCCGGTTGTTATTTAAATCTCCAACGTATCTGTTACAACTACACATGCACCGTTACCTCTTACTGACCCTGGTTTAGATGCATGTAGATTTAACACAAGCCCACCTTTAGGTAAATTTGGTGCATCCCACAGGGCAGCATAAGAGTCTTTGCGTCCATGCTTAATAAGGTTTTCACTAGTTGTCCCAGCGTACGTATCGATATACGATCCAGTTCTTAAAGTAAGAACATCTCTTGTTTGTACTCTGTTCTCTGGCTTAAGTACACTCTTGTGAAAAACTACCTTACTGTCACGTCCCGCTTGACGGTGGTGAGTATGTCCGCGCCATATAGCGTCAGCTCCCTCAATCCACATAGCAGCCCTAGAAAAAGTAATAGCACCTTTGGTTACAGGTGCTGCACCACCAGCTCCGTGGTGATAATGAATTATGTAATGCCCTACACGACTTAATTCTCTGTAAGGGCGCATCTGTATGTGTATAAATCCGTGGTATCCGCCATATTGGATCTTTCCAGTACCGCCATTAAGCATTACAACTAGCTGTTTAACGGGTTCTATATGGTGGTATTTAGCAACGCTATCATCGTGGTTACCGTCACCAATCATTATGATGTCATCTTTGTATGGTTCTAGTATTTCGTATGCCCACCGAATACTTTCGCCAAGCATGTCATCTCCGGCGGAGTACATTCTAGGGTGCAAGTTGTTAGGTCGGTATCGTTTGCGATCACCAGGCATAATGGCGTCAAATACGTCACCGTTTATAAGGATTTTGGCTCCGCGTTTCTTAGCGGTTGCGAGTTCTTTTTCAATAAGATTGTAATCTACGTGCAACCCGCCAATATGCAGGTCACTCATCAAGCACAAAACTACGTCTGGCGTGTCAACGCAATAGTCAATAACTGTCACCAGTGGCCTCCAACGGTTATCATTAATGACAGTATACAAATAAAAAAAAGACCAGTGTGGCTGACTGGTCTTTTCAATTGCATTGGTAGTTGTTGTTCTTTGCAATACTCACCTTGCGGCGGCATGTTTATTGTACATCTTCTACTGCGAGTTGATCTTTATACTTTTGTATTTTCTTAGTCCAGTTCTTACCCCTAACTATCCTACGCGCTTGCTCATACCCAACCCCGCAAGTACTTGCTATCTGTTTTATAGAAAAACCATTTTCATACATATCCATAGCTTCAATAACACGAGCAACGTGCAGGATTGTTTTAGGCATCGACGTCACGCAGCGTTTCAGCAAACGTCATATAGGCTAAACGAATACGTGCTAGATCAAAATCACTAGGCATGATCCTGTACCTAGCAGGTATCTCCCCGATGAAAAACCACAACACCGTATCGTCTACCTCTAACGCAGTAGCCAAATCTCTTATGTAAGGTTTGTATGATCGGCGTCCATGCTCAATACAGTTCATGAGCTGCGGAGAAATTGATCCATCACCATCCGTACGCTTAAGCATACTGGCAAGATCACGTTGTGATAAGCCAAGGTGTTTTCGCCTAGCCACAATAAACTCAGGACCGTTCAATGTACTACTCACCGGAGAAAACCATACGCAGACGCTCCATAAACGTCAACGGCTCATCCATACGCATCTCACTGTAGTCACCTACAGCCTCCATCGCGTCAATTAGCTGAGTCATTAGCTCACTAGCCTTACGCATGTCTTTGATCAAATCAACGCTGTCGTACTCACCTTCTACAACAGTTACGCGACGCATAACTTCGATCTCTGCCTGACACGCAAGTAGCTGACCAAGCAGCACACCGTAGCGCAACCTAACACTTCTACTGATCATAACAGCACTCCTACTTGCAGGTGTTACCTGCTAGGTAAGTATATCGCATTGCATACATTGTAGCTAAACAATAGGCATAGGGGCTCCGCTAAGGAGGATGGAATATTTACAGGGTAGGTTCTCCGACAGGAGAAAAGGGTTAGAAAGTGGATCTTCCGTAGGCGGGGGGTGCATAAAGAAATTATC